GGTGGAAGCAATGAGTGATCGCATTATCAAAACTATCTCCGTACCATTGGGGGGTAAAATGGATATCTTTCTCCGGGACGCCAAGAAAGCCGGTAAGAATGTCTCTGCTCTCGTGTGTGGGATTGTGGAGAGGCATTCAGAGCTCTATGATGACAATATACAGATGGAGCTTGAGCTCCTTCAACTCCGACATCGATACGCATTGGTCTGCCAAGCTGCGAAACTAGCTCTAGCCGAGCTCTCACGAGATGAATGGGAAATTTATTTTCCTTCAGATGAAACTATGGAGATGATGAAGTATGCACCTGGGGAGAACTACGGGATGGCGGGAAGGATCCACTTCAGAAAAGTTGCCAGCCAGGCGTCGGATTAGCCCAGCGTGCATAACTGAGCAATTCTAAACCCTGGTCAATTTTCTTTTCAGACCAATCAATTCCACGATCTACTTTAGCCACATACCATTCTGCAGCGGCTACCAATGGTTCCTTGATCTTATGTTCGTAGATCGTCTCAGCCGTGAATGCAATTCGCTCTGGTATCTTGGTCGGTTCGGTGATGAAGTCGATATAATTCTCGACACCTTCAACGCCACCAATAGCATAGGAAGCAACTGCACCCGCAACCACCACCCCCTCTATTACAACGAGAGGGGTAGTGCTAACAGCAGCGATGGTCAAGACCTCGGGAGCCCATAAGATTCCTAGGGAGAGGGCACCCAGTCCCAACTCGGGCGCATCTTCCCAGGTTATTTCTCTGTCATCACGCCAGGCTAATTCATACATACCCCATATAATGCCGAGGCTAGTTATCCCTTTGGCGTGGAGACGCCAAGGTAGCGTCATTATCAACCAACCCTAGGGGCCATTTCATAACTACGCTTTAGCCTCATCATGTGTTGGAGTTCGGGCTCCTTCAGAAGGACCGCGCCGAGTACGAAGTCCGACGCCGCTATCCTTACCGTTGTATCGGGGACCGGGACAAGCAGTACCTCGACCATGACTATGCGGGTGAGATATAATCGACTGGCGGCGGTAGAGGATCCGGTTCCCCAGTTAGATACACCTTTCAAGTTTAGATCTCCATAATCTTGCGAAGTAGCGTATCTCCTGGTGCGCCCATAGACAACCTGCTCCATATTGAAATCAGAATGCTGGAACCCTGGTAACTGGCCCGCGCCAGTGTTGTACAGGTAGGCTGTCAAGATCTGTGCGTCACTGACCTCCTCAGTCGTGACCAGGTCAACAATATGAAACGGTGCTGTCCCAAAGGGTGGAAAGGCTTCTTGAATTTCGACTCTTTGAATGAATGTCGTTAGGTCTTGCTCAGAGATCCCGGTGAGGTCAATATAAGACCTAGTTCGGAAGGTAGGAGTATTCAGGTTTTCAACTGCTCCCCAATCATCACCACTAAATGCAGCTGGAAAGGGGGCCGGATTACCCAGGGTAACATCAAATGCTGAGAAATGCTTATCCAGCAAACGCGGCCCTGTGATGCTCATTTCTTCCGCCCTCTCTTGAACTTCCTCGCCATAGCCTTCAGGTTAAGCATGCCCTTGCGATCCCCGGACTTGAACTTAATTTGATTCTTTTTCTGCTTCATGTAACGCTGCCAGGCTGAGAGTTTACGCTTTACACCTGAAGCGGTTTTCTGTGCCACCTTGGGGCCGGCCTTCCGGACTTGTCTCTTTGTCTCCTTCACAAACTCTCGGGCGAATAATTCCCGGAGTTCATCCAGAGTGCCCTTTACTTCAACCAAGGTAAGACCTCAGTTTGTAGCGCTTGCCTTGATTGCGATGGCATAATAGTCTTTGGCGGTTAGCGTGACAATCCGCATTCTCACCATAATCGTGCAATGCACCGATGACCCGGTGATAGCGGCGCCGTCGTTACCTACAACCAGGAAGAGCGTATCGCTGATGATATTCTTCTGCTCTGGATCACTGCCCCAGTTATCCGGGAATATGTCGCTATCGTTAGAGGTAATGTTGTTGGCGACATCGATGTTCAAGTGACCCGAGGCGACCAGACTTGGATCGTTCGCCCGAACGAATATTGCATTGGGGTTCTGGTCTGTGACCTGGACGCCAAAAGAACCGTTGCCGGCTAGCATCCCATTGGGGTTTGAATCGTTGTTGGCGCCGTTCTGCCAGATGTACGACACCCTGGAGATCGAAATTCCCTGTTTGTCACCGACATCGACGTAGCTTCCAAGATCAAAGCTCCCTGTAAACCTGGATCCGTCGACTGCAGCTGCTGTTAGTGTCACTTCTTCTGTGAGGGTAAAATACCCGGTCTTAGCCTTGGCCATATTACAATGCAGTTATATTTAGCCTATAAAACTTAACATTAGGCAAATTCCCCCTCCGCACCTGGTAAACTATCTTCGCACCACGCAGTGGGGTGACTAATTCGCTTTCAGCCGAGCCCAACCTGCCTCGCGCAGGCAAACGAGGCCCGGAAAGCGTAGCGTAATGGGGCTTTCTCTATGAAGTAGTAGGGGATATCATGCTCAAAATAAGGAGTATTTATTACCTAATACCTATTCGCCGTACCATGGAAGAAGTAAATTACCTATGTAACCATTGCAGGAAGCCTCTATCTAGTGAGGAATGGAAAGTAATGAGAGATAATAACCAGCATCAACTACAGCGGATCGCAGATGTCCTAGAGCGGCTTCTGAAGTACACAGAGATGAGCCTATGACTCTCTTTGGTTTGCAGATAGCCTGTGGCTGCTCTGACCATCCAATAGGAATGGATGTAGTTGATAATCACATATGGGATGGGGATGATGAAGGTGGATTCGTGAAAGGTCGGCGATATGTTTGGAGATGCCCTAAGTGTGGGCATACGATCTGCGTCAACATGAAGGAGATGGATGAATGAGAATGCCGCGGCATGGACGGATCTGTCAGAATTTCTTCTGTGAAACTATTTTATCGCGTTGTGATGGACGGCGCGCTACGCGTTGTGCGCGATGTATTAGGCTGGGGTGGAAGCAATGAGTGATCGCATTATCAAAACTATCTCCGTACCATTGGGGGGTAAAATGGATATCTTTCTCCGGGACGCCAAGAAAGCCGGTAAGAATGTCTCTGCTCTCGTGTGTGGGATTGTGGAGAGGCATTCAGAGCT